CGCCGAGAACTACCTTGTTAATTCGCGTGAAGCCGACCGCAATCGGTCTGCAACTGACTTCGGTAAACTCTTTCATACACTGGAGGAACTTAGACTTTGTGCGGGCGGGTTCTCCGACGCCTTACGTCAGCGACAGCACGAACTGATTCAAGAACACTTCGTTAAACACCCCACCCCGCCCGGCGACCACCGCACAGCGCAGCGCATGGTGCAAATCCTCAAGGTCTACGAAGAACGCTACGCCGCAGACGGCTGGCCAGCGGCGTTACTTGAACACGAAGGCGAGAAGATGGTCGAACGGGCGTTCAAGGTGGGGTTGTGTTCGGTGCCGGTGGATGCACATGTGCCCTATAACTACCAAGACATTACAACACAAACTGACCGTAACGAAGTCACAACAAGTCCACATAAAGGTGGTTTCCACATCCGCAACATCCACGTCTTCTACACCGGCCGCATCGACGCCGTCCTCCACGACTCCGGCCACCTCTGGGTTGTCGACCACAAGACCTCATCCCAAGGCGGACGTGAATTCGAGGACGCCTTCCGGCTCAGTCTTCAAACCCGCGGCTACGTCTGGGCAGCGCAGAAACTTCTCGGCCTCCCGCTCGCTGGTCTGATCATGAACGCCGTGGTTGTGAAAAAGCCCACGCTCAAGGTCGAAAACAACACCGAGCTGAACCGGCATCCCTACTTCTACACGCCCGACAGCCTCGTCGAGTTCGAAGACAATATGCGGGCGCACGTTAGTGACTTCATATCCATGCTGGTCCGTGGATACTTTCCCCAGACAGCGCGGAGTTTCAAAAGCCCGTGTGCCATGTGTGATTACACGGAAAACTGCTCACTGCCACGTCATCAACGCCCCGCGGACTTGGCATCGCCGCTGTATCGTGATGTCACATGGAATCCTGTGCATGAATAACACCAAAGACTACGAAAACAGTCCAGCGCGACGCGCCTATAAACTAAAATGGCAAAAAGAAAACCGACAACAGATTAAATTCTATATAGTTACTCAACCACTCAATGCAATTACTGATCAAGGCGAACAACACTTCACTCCTTCGGATCAACTCTTCCCTGAAGGTCAATGGACAGGTAAGCTATCCTGTCCTGCACGTAATCTTACAGGTATTTTAATACACTTCAAACTTCGTAAACGTAAAAATTCAACAATCAAAAAACACCAAACACCATGACCTACACCTGCCCCATCGCCGGTATCCCACACCGCAAACCCACACGGCTTCCAGCCGTGGGCGACACCATCACCCTCGTGCCTGAACCCACCAACGCCTTCGACCCCAACGCCATCAAGTGCATGTTCGACATGGGCGGCGAAGCCGGGAATGTCCACATCGGCTACATACCGAAGGTCGAAACGGCGACGGTGCGAAGCTTCGGCCTGACATCCATGCGTGTGTGCGACGTCAACCCGCAACGTAAATGGTCCGAAGTCATCATCGAGATGGTCGTGCCAGTTGGACAGCCCAAAGAACTGGAAGAGAAGCAGCTGAGTCACGGCGTAAGCCCAAGTGTGTTCGAGGAGCAAACATAATGGAAGTTATGCTTGAAAAACTCAATGACATTGATATTAATGTCCACGGTTTTACACAACAAGATGTCATTGACGGACGTATCGCACGTAACGAACTCATCCGGGAAGGTGCTTTACGTGGCGACCGCATATATCTCATGTCCGAATGGCTGCACTCAGAAGCCAAAGCTATGGGCATTGACGTAACATACAATGAAGACTTAGACGAAGACGACCTCTGCTAATGCAACCCATCACCTCATTCAACTCCGCTCACGGCACAGCCGTACTCTTACTTGGCCCACCAGGCAGTGGTAAAACCGTTCTCGGCTGCACGTTGTTTCCAAAAACCTACGTCTTTATTGCCGACTTAAACTTCGAATCAGCAAAACGCTATCTTCAAAAGATAAACAATATAGCCAATATCGTCGGCATCGACGTTGGTGACGTAGACGAAACAGGTAAAGTGATCCCATTGTCTGAACGTTACGCCCGAATGTTTAAGTGCCTAGGCGAAGCAATCAAAGATCCAAACGTCGAAACCATCTTCATTGACTCAGCCACGTTCATCTCTGACTATATCATGGCAAAGCTTACACTGGCTTCTAGTATCGAAACAATCCCGTGGGGCAAGGAAAAAGGTGGCGACTACCTGCGTGTCTGGAGGTCCCTCATCAATCAACTTCGCACTTCAGGTAAGCGGTTCATTATGTCTGCTCACGAACGCGTCCTTAAAGGCGTGCTTGATGACATCCTGCAAAACCAAGTCAATCTTTGGGGTGGTATTCGTGATAATATCGGCGCATACATGTCAGATATGTGGCGTTGCGAGGTCTTTAGCTCGGGTTTGCCTAACGCTAAAACCGAATACCGAGTTCGCGTCATTGGCAATGCACAAAACAAACTCAAGAACAACTTTGGTTGGGAAGAGCCTTTCTTACAGCAGGCTGAGTTGATTAAACGTGTGCGGGAGACGATCAAATGAAACGCTCCTTCATCGTCGACTACATCATCTCCGGCGACACCGACCTGTTCGGCCTTGCCGAAGATATCAAGAAAGACCTACTCACAATGGGGCATGACGTGACCGCCGTTAAACCCTTTGCACCTAAAGGCGAGGGTAAAGGTGTTGCGCCTGCGGCACTGTCCTTTAACTCCACACTCACACCACGTAAGCCACTTTAGTCCAACACGCGCACCCAAGACGCCGGGTGTAAAACAAAACAAAACCTAAAACAAAACACAACATGCTCGATCCACTATCCGTATCCATCCCTACCGCTGGAGTTGACACCTCACTCCCCCTTCTGCCGGAGGCAGACTACATCATGCAAGTCGCTGAGTCCAGCATCGACCCGAACAAAGACAACGTCGGGTTGAACTGGAACCTCAAGCTCGTGACCACGCAGGAGACCACGTCCACAGACGGGCGCTCGGTCAAGCCGAACTTCCCCGTGTTCACGGTGTCTGCTTTGCAAGCCAAGGAAGACAGCAAAGACAAGGAAGCGTTCATTCGCGGCCTTGGTCAGAACATCGACGCGATCTTCGGCACGGACAAGACCAACCGTCCGAACTTCGACAAGGCGCTCTGCGACGCCGCTCTCGGCAAAACGGTCATCGCCCACGTCATCATCGACACCTATCAAGGTCGTCAGAACAACAAGATCAAAGCCTTGAAACCCTTCGCTGGCTAAGGCTTCGCTCCGTGGGTTCGAGCGAAGCTGCGCTCGGTAATCGAAGGGCATTCCCTTCTTCCCACATTTCTCTTTCTCCATGACTCCACCACTCTCCATCCCACTCACCGCCATCATCGTCCGTGACCGTGCGCGTGACGAATCCAACCACGGCGACATCGCAGGACTCGCAGACTCCATGAAGTCGATCGGGTCTATCCACCCCATCGGTCTATCCCAACGCAAACCACAAAATGAACAAGAAGAAAAAATCGCACACGAAGGCTACGTCTATGACCTTGTTGTCGGGGGTCGCCGTTACAAAGCGCTTCTCCGCCGTGCAAAAGATGCACCTGAATCTTGTTCCACCCTCCACCATGGGTCATACCTTGACCCAAGAAAGTTGGGTTTTCTTTTCGCCTCTGAGGTGCCCGAAGTTAAACGCAAAGAAGCCGAGCTAGACGAAAATCTCCAACGTCTCGACATCGGTTGGCAGAAAAACGTCCTGCTCGTCCACGAAGTCCACGAAACCAAGCGTGCCCTGCTCGGTGCCAAAGCCCACAAGTGGGGCGAGCAACAGACCGCTTCGCTCCTCGGTCCCGGCTACGGCAAAAGCTCCGTCAACAACGCACTCAAACTCGCCCGACTTATTCGAGACGGCGACAAAGAAATCCTCACATGCAAGACCATGTCCGACGCGCTTGGCCTGTGTCTCAAACGTGGGGAAGAACGTGCACTCGCCGAGCTTACTAAACGTCTCGCGCCGAAGGCAGCGGTTGGCTCCAAGCCCGCGGATTTGACATCTATTCTCAGCCCGCTGAACGTCAACATCATAACCACGAAAGGGGGTGATGCCGATGCCCACGCCAGACCCTTGGAGACCAACGATCGAACCGGGCTTGTCCCACCCACACCAAAAGTTCTATCCTCCGGTGTGGGAGATGTTGCACCGAAGGTGCAGGTGCCGTTGAGTTCGATGTTTATCTTAGCCGATACAATGTCCTATGGCTGGGGATCAGTCGATCACATTGTAACCGACATTCCATACGGCATCGACATGGACAATCTCGACGCCAAACAAATTGAATCCGTCAAAGCTCAGCACGATGTTGAACAGAACCTTGAAATGATGCCAGAGTTTTTACGTAAAGCGTTTGACGCAGTCAAACCCGGCGGCTTCTGCGTCTTCTGCTACGACCTCGACCATCACGAGAAACTCCAAGCCTGGGCACTTGCCGTAGGCTGGAAAGTGCAACGTTGGCCAGTCATCGCAGCGAAAAGCTCCGCTTGTCAAAACAACGCGGCGCAATACAACACGACCAAAAACTACGAAGCCATCATGTATCTGCGTAAGAGTGAAAGTTCGGTGTTACGCCGGGTGGTGAACTCATCCGTGCGGACATATAACTTCGCTGCTGAGCGTCAGCTCTACAACAACCCATTCGCCAAGCCGTTCGAGCTGTGGAAAGACATCTATGAAGACATTAGTTTCGTCGGTCAGTCCGTCCTCGACCCGTTCTGTGGTGAGATGTCCGCTTGCCGTGCCGCTGCCAACTGTGGACGCATTCCATACGGAATCGAGATTAACGAAAAGCACTACACCAAAGGGCTGGATCACATGCGCACAGTATACAATCTAATCCACGCGAACAACGTAACATTCGTATGACCTGGCTTGACTTATATCTTTTACTTTTAGGTTTGATCGCTTGCATCAACTGGCACTTCGCTTTGAAAACTGCAAAGATGTGGGAAGAAGATCGTGACTGGTGGAAAAAGCACGCAGAAGAACTGCAAGAAGAACTCGACAAAACCTATGATCTTAAATGACACTCTCAGTCTCCTCCACGACGGCGATACCTTCACGCTCGACCTCGAAGTCAGCACCTTCGTGCGCATCACCCGCATCCTGCGTTACGCAGGCAATGACTCGGGTCGCCAGCCTATACAGGAACAGTGGTTCGATCTGCACGATGAAGAGCGGGCGGCGATCATACGACAGATCCACCGCAGGCACAAAGAAAAGCTGATTAAAGTAACATGAGCGACCCTGATCCCGTCAACCATCCGACCCACTATACCTCCCACCCATCCGGTGTCGAGTGTATCACCATCACACGTCATATGAACTTCAACCTTGGCAACGCTTTGAAATACATCTGGCGCGCTGACCTTAAAAACGACGCAATCGAAGACCTGAAAAAAGCCCGCTTCTACATCGACGACGAAATCAAACGTAGGCTTGCCACAACATGAACGACCCACTCGCAGTACAGCCGCCCGCCCCGTCCCTAATCTCACAAACCAAAGTCTCAAATGTCTTCCCTACCATCACTACCAACTATCGGCTCGCTATTATCGGCGACGCCCCAGGCTCAGATGAGGAATCGTATGGAATCCCGTTTATCGGTGCTGCGGGCAAACTACTTGATTCAATCTTGGGAAGCGTGGGTATTTTACGCTCCGCGTGTTTCATCGGCAACGTCTGTAAATATCGTCCACCCAACAACGACATCACCGAGTTCGACGAATACCGTGAAGGCAAAGGAGGAAAGCTGGTGCGAATTAAGGGAAGTTTTATGCATCACCCCAAAGTGGTTGAAGGGGCTGCTGAGTTACGACTTGAACTTGCTGAGTTCCGTCCCAATGTATGTCTTCTACTCGGCAACGCTCCATTACACATGGCCACTGGACCTGGCAAAAGTGTTGCTGATTGGAGGGGGAGTATACTCGCCACCAGCTTGGGAAAATGTGTAGTTTCATACCACCCCTTCTATGTCCTCCGAAACTATAAAGACTGGCCCTTCCTCCGTTGGGATTGCGAACGGGCACGGGCCGAAGCTGAAAGCTCTGAACTCAATCTACCCAAGCGTGAGTTTGTGCTTACACCCTCAGCTGACTGGCTCTGTCACCGACTGGATACATGGCCTGCCGGTCTCCTTGCATCTGTTGACATTGAAGGAGGTCTCAATGGCTGGTCTTGTATGGGCATTGCAGACTCGCCCACGTCCGCCTTCATCGTGGCCTTTAGTCAGTTTTCCCCCATGGAACAAGGAAGACTTTACAGAAGTCTTTCACGATTCCTTTACCGTGCAGATATCCCGAAGTGCCTCCAGAACTCCCTCTATGACAACTTCGTATTGGCCTATGGATTCAACATGCTTATTCGTAATGTCGTGGAAGACACCATGCTTAAGTGGGCTTCGATCTACTCTGAACTCCCGAAAGGACTAGATTCCCAAACCTCCGTCCTCACGCGCGAACCTGCGTGGAAACACCTCATCGCCTACTCCACAGCCGAACAGAAGAAACGCGCGGCCGCTGGCGTAGACCCAGCCTCGGAAGTCCGTAACAAATACCGAGCCTGCTGCATCGACGCCAGCGTCACGTTAGAGAACTGTCTCGTCATGGACCGTATGCTCGATGAGCGTGAGCGCCGCTTCTACAAACAAAACGTGAGCCTGCTTCCCGCCTTTCTGTCCATGGAACGGCGCGGCTTTCTATACAACACCAAACTAGCAAAACAAGAATATGCAAACGTCAAAGCCGGACTCGCCGAATGTGCGAGCAGGTTGGATACAAGGCTCGGATACTCACTGCTCGGATCAGGAGGTTCTATCTCACAGCAAAAAGTCAAAAAATGTCTCTATGAAGAAAAAGGATACCCTCCCCAGTACAACGGAAGAGGCCCGGATAAAAAACTTACTACAGATGTTGGAGCACTGCTCAAACTCGCCAAAAAGTTCCCAAGCGATTCATTACTTTCTGACCTACTCCTCCACTCCCGATTGGATGGCGTTAGAAAAACGCTTGAGATTGACACTGATCCAGATGGTCGAGTCCGCTGTGCTTACAATCTTGTTGGAACGGAAACTATGCGCATTACCTGCTATGAAAGTCCCACAGGCAGCGGCGCGAACCTCCAGACGATCACGAAAAAGTTAAGGAAACTCTTCTGCGCCGACCCCGGGTACCACCTCTTCCAATGTGACCTAGCGGGCGCGGATGGCTGGACTGTCGCGGCCCACTGTCTACACCACGGCGACCCAACCATGTGGGATGACTATCGTTCGGGTCTGAAACCCGCGAAGATCATCGCCCTTATGTATACCTTTGGAGTGGAATCCACCTTCTGTTCACGGGCTGAACTCAAAACAAAATGCAAAGAAGCGTCTTTGCCCGGCGGCTGTTGTGACCAAGACTCCTGGCTTTACTTCGCCTGCAAGCGCATTCAACATGCCACGAACTATGGCGTGCAAGCCCGAACCGGCTGTCAGCAAATCATGGAAGACTCATACAAAGTCTCCGGCACACCGATCTACATGACAGAGCTTGAATTCGAGACACTCCAACGCCTCTACCTCGTTCGGTATCACGGCCTCTATCAATGGCACACATGGGCCAAGAACCGGGTCGCTGACGGCTCAAACCTCCGCTCCGCCTCCGGCCACGAACGTAAGTTCTTCGGCCGTCGCAAATCCTGGTCCTACAAAACAAAGTCCTTCGACGCCGACCACGAAACCTGGAAGGAATTCCTCGCAGATGAACCACAAGAAAACACAACGTATGCCACAAATCTCGCACTCCACAAACTCTGGCACGACCCAGACAATACACTTCTCGGGGAATCAGGAAGCGTACGAACTTTACCTAATAATCGGACAGTTAATAGCATGGTTATACAACCACTCCACCAAGTCCACGACGCACTTATTGGACAATTTCCTAAAGACCGAACTGACTGGGCTGTTACAAAGATTAGAAGCTACTTCCAAAACCCCCTCACCGTCGCCAACACCCAACTCATAATCCCGTTTGAGGGTGCTTACGGCCCATCGTGGGGTGAACTCGGACCCGCCTATGGCGGCGGAGTTATATGACCCCGAATGAATACAAAGCACTCATTACTATGGTCGAATACACGGCCCGTCAGGTCGTCGCTCTACGCACCGACGTCACCCGGCTTCGTACCGATGCTGCTCAAAACTTACGTCGCCTCCGTGAATCCAATGCACAAATGAAAGCCGAGATTGCCCAACTCAAAAAAGAAAACCACGAATTACACTCCTTCATCAACCCATGATCCCACAACTTGCCGCATCCATCGGTCCAAAATTCAACCGCTTCCCGTGCTTTATCCAACCCAAGTTGAACGGGGTTCGGTGTTTAAGTCAAATCCACGGCGGAGTCGCCGTCTTCATGTCTCGTGACGAAAAGCTCTGGCATCACCCCAAACTCCGCCACCTCAACAACCAACTCGAATCCATTAAAGCCGTCATCGGCGAGCGCATACTCGATGGTGAGCTTTACGTGCACGGTTGGAAACTCCAGCGTATCAACGGCGCCGTGTCCGTAAACAGCGCCACACCTCGGCATGACACCCATGAAGTGCAATACCATATCTTCGACATTGTCCACCCCGAGTACGACTTCAGCCATCGCTGGCTGTCGTTCAAAGACGCCTTAGCAGTCCAAAACCTCAGTCACGTCAAGGTCGTCCCGACCGGATACGTTCACGACCTCAATGAAATGGAACAGCTTTTCAAACACTGGACCGCTCTCGGCTACGAAGGCGTCATGCTTCGGCCCAACGGCCCGTATGTCTACGGCCAAACACCGCACGGGACGCGGAAGAACTCACAGTATCTGTGGAAATATAAATCCTGGGAGGACGGGGAGTTTATGTGTGTGGGTGTAACCACAGGCGAAGGCAAAGCAGACATTGGTATTGGGGCTTTAATCCTACTCTGTGACAAACCTAATTGTGGGGGCGAAGCTCAAACCTTCAAAGTCGGCACTGGCTTCGACGACCACGACCGCATCTACTACGCTATGCACCCACCCATCGGCAAACTTGTCAAGATCAGATACTTGGAGCTTACAGAAGGCGGGATACCGTTTAATCCGAGCTTTCTTTGTGTAATGGAATGAAAATTACATTTAATAAAATCCACCTTGATTTTGGAATCTATCGTAAACCTTTTACGTGTGCGCATACTCCTAAAATGAATAAATGGTTTCCGGTATGTTTTTGTTTCATTAACATGAAACAAGCAAACGGAATGTTTAACTGTGCTTGGTCTTATCGTCTGTGGATTTACACTTGGTTCGGCCAATGGTGTTTTGACATTGATAAAGTTAAATGAGCTACATCTCCAACTACCTCAAAGCAACCGAAGGCACAAAACCCGCCTTCGAATTTCACGTCTGGTGTATGCTATACACCCTCAGCGTCTTCGCAGGTAAACGCTTCTGGATGCCGTTCGGCCCGTTCGCGTACTATCCACATCTTTACGTGTGCTTGGTCGGCAACCCGGCCTGTGCAAAATCCACTGCAATGGACATGGCAAAGGATATTGTCCGCGCCAGCGGCGTCACGCCCATCGCCGCAACGTCCATCACGAAACAAGCGATGTCACAAAAGATGTCTTCGACCATTGAAGGTGCGCCGAAGAAGAAACCCTACGAAGGCCAGCGGTTCTTCATGCACGAAGGACATAAAGTTGAGTATAATCAGTTCGCCATCTTCGCGACAGAACTCATCGAGTTCCTGGGACCACAGCAAATCGCCTCGCAGTTTCTCGACTGCTTGACGTCTTTGTGGACTGAGCAAATCTGGGACGTTGAAACCAAGAACAAAGGGTCGGACTTCGTCTATGGTCCATATGTCACCCTCATCGGATGTATGACACCGGAGAAGTTGAAGGGCTATATGAAACAAGACATTCTTGGCTCCGGCTTTGCACGCCGTTGTGCATTTATGTATGCCGCTCACTACAATCTAGTCCCGTGGCCTACATACACCGAAGCTCAAGCCACGGCCCGGGACTTCTGTATTGACTTCGGACGTAAACTTCAAAGCCGCTCCGGACCGATGACTCCGTCGGACGCGTGTAAAATCCACTACGAAGAATGGTTTCGTGAGAACGAACGGACGCTAACGGAAAAACCCCCTAAGACACAATCGTGGTTTGCGTCAAAAGGGGAAATGCTGTGGAAGCTTTCTATGTTAATCTGTCTCGCAGAGATCGGGCTTGACCTCACTGCTCCACTCATCATCGAGGAGGGACATTTCAAGATGGCCGAGCGGTTCTGTGCCATGCTGGAGAAAACCCTCGATCGAGTCTTCGAAGGCACGGGCATCAATCCAAACGCCGGCGTCATCACCCAAGTTGTCCGTATGCTTGAAGCACTCGGCAAGCCGATGAATAAGAAACATCTACTCGCGACGTTTGTCGATCAGGCCACGGGCGTGAGAGAACTTCAAGACGTCATCGACCATCTAGTGCAAGTCGGACGCCTCAAAGAAGTCAACGTCACCGTGAACGGTCAACTGCTCGGCACCGTTATTGGCACGCCTGATGCTATTGACTCATGCCCGCCTGCACATCTAGCTCTGTTCCTTAAGCGTATCACTGATACGGCGACCCCGACAGAAAGTCCAACGGATGCGACGGCTTACGTCCCTTCTGTTGTAACGCAGGCAAGCCCTGATACGGATTTTGAAGCTGCAAAGCGTCAAGTTGCGCAGGCCCAACCCGCCCAGCCCTCGGTGCCCGACCACCTAAATCCCGCAAAGTTTGTGATTTCATTCGAAAACGGGCAGCCGAAGTTGGAGCCAATGACGGAGCCAAACCCTGAAGGTCTGCTGCCGGATTAAGATCACGACGAACATCATATGGAAAAGACTGAGCCTGCACACGTTGTGCAACATTTCGGACCATCGCTTGCATATCAGCGTTGGGATTCGCGGCTGCGTATTCGGCGAGCCGTTGGTGCGCCATACTCAAATTACCCTTCCTGGTTAATTCGGCAACTTGATCCGCAAACGCCTGGCGTTCCCGTAGGGCAGACTCTTGAATTTTGTCGGCAGCTAAGGCAATGTCTTTTGAATTCTGAATCCGTGCACTCGGCATCCCCAACGCCATCATAACACGCTCCGATGGACTCAACTCATACAACAACCCACCCCTCTTGTCTCGAATGTCTCCTTCGCCTTGCCAAAGCTGAAACGGTCGTTTCAGGGCGTTCGGTAACAATTTCTCAATCCCTTGTTTATCACCGCGTGCAGTGGCTAAAAGACCCTGCACGAAGTCCGATGCCGTTGTCAATGGCGCTCCAGCCAAGTTTGCCAGACTAAAACCCTTATACGAATCAACACCAATAAATGGAACACCGACAGACATACGCGAGCTTGGATCAAACGGAGTTACGCCTGATGAGAGACCTCGGAGCGCTATCGACGTCATTATACCACCATCTTGTTGGTCTTCGTCGAAAAGGTTTGTCAGATTCTTCCTCAGCCAACCTTTTACGTCCACTCCTGTTCCTTGTTCGAGGAGTGCGAGACCTTGTCCGACACCCGGAAGACCAAGCGCTCCCGCAAAAACTGCTTGGGCTGCAAGCGCATACACAAATCCTTTTCGAGCACCTTGACGCTGAAGTTCAGTCAGCCCTGCGGGCGGGTTCTTCCCAAATCCCGCTCGATACGTGTCCGCCATCAGGCCAAACCAACCCAGAGTGTAGTTCTGCAAAGAACTCACCAACTGTGGAATAGCCTTGGTCTTAAAACTCCACAGTCCTTGCGGTCGTCCGGCCTTACCCTGTGTAAAATACCCACGGTTTTTCAGATCCACCGCGAAGTCAAACGCTTCTTGTCTTGTCATGCCCCGCTCACGCCCCAAGTCAAATGCACTAAGCAATCCGATGTCGTCGTTAAACGTCGTGAACATCCGTGACCACTTCTTCGCCGAATGGTCCATGACGTGCATAGCCTGGCCCACGGGATTTCCCCGTCGGTGATTGACCTCGTGCATTGTGGCTTTGTCTGGATCATAAATCTCATTCCACATAGACGTGCCACGCACACCCTTAAACCCCGCCTGTGCCATAAGCCATTCATGATCTTCACTCGCCCACTTCTTTGTCAAACGATGTTTGGCGATTTCGTTAACCGCTTTATTCGTACGAGACATGGCATCGCCCACCCCGCCCGTCTCCGAGATCAGCGCAGTCATACCTGTACTCAGACTCTGAGTCGACTCAATCATCGCCTGCCCAACGTCCATTCCGAGCTTCATGAAATATGTCCATTTCACCAACTTTTGAACTGTTGGATTGTCTGGTGTCAAATACTGCGATACAACGTCTTCGGTGTATTTCGACAACTCCCGATTTGTCGCTATGTCAGGATGCAGTTTGTCTAGATTCGCCTGCGCTTTCGTCATCTTATGACGCATCCAGTTATTCGCCTTCGTGTAAAACGCATCCTCATTCTCCAACATGTTAATCTCTTCACGTCCGCCAACGAACTTCCGTGTTGCCCCGGGCACGGGTTTGAACGCCGCGAGTGCGCTTTCAAGCTGGCTTGCACGCTCAGCCAAGGGCATGATTTGCGCAAGCACGTCGGGCTGTGCCGCAAAAATGTCCTGCATTTTCTGCATCGTCTGAGTATCGTATTCACGAATATATGACATCACGTCGTCACTTACTCCACTCTTTGGTGCGTTTGCATCTTCCTTTGGAATGTAATCAAGCAGGGTATAACCCTCGCTTTCTTTTCGTTTCACATAAGCCAGAGCAGCTTCACGTGTTTTGTGGCTCGTATAATTTGTATCTCCTCCCACCCCTATCATTCTCACATGATGATCTGCATATCTCTGCTCCGTCGCAAAGTTCGGACGCTTTGCCATCAAGTCCAAAAACTTCTGTGTCTCCTGCAACATCCCCTGAGCATGTTGTGTGGCCCGCGCAAATGTATCTGGAGACATTGACGTAGCCAGCGCCTGCCACTGCGCGATCGCCATAGGCGCAGTCGCTGGGTCTTGCATACCACGCAACGCTTCATACAGCTTACGTGAATTCTCCCGCGCCTGTGCGGGCAATATGCCCGGTTCCGCTAACGCAATAACCGTCCCGGTCAACTCCGTATTATGTGCCGCAAAGAACTCGGGCCAGACTTTTCGCACCGCTACGCCATGACGCGTAGCTGAACTCTCCAATGCCAAACGCAACGCCTCTCGGTCATTGACCCGACCCTTCCGTCCTTGCTCGCTCCATTTACTTAGAATCTTCTTAGGCACTGCATCGTCCAGCGTCCACGGTTTCCCTTGTGCTTCTTGCACCTGCATCCATTGTTTGATAGCACTGTAGTCTTTGGCCGCTTCGACGTTCGCCGTCACCCAGTCCAACGTATTCATCCGTTCCTTCGACAACTCACCGGTCTTCGGGTCAAAGTTATACGCCAGATTCAGTTCGTTCGCACGCTGCGTAGCCTCCTGTTGTCTATGCATCATACCATTCACAATATCCTTCACCGCCGGATGTGCTCTTGCCACAAACTGCTGTAACCCCAATGCCTTTTCCAGAAAACCCATCCGACCCTTCCCCTCTAGTGCCTCACGACTCCGCTCTTGTCGCATACCTAGAAGTTCTTGAGCGTGAGATAACACATCTCCTGGCACTGGGCCGGGCGGCGCAGGCAGAGGACGTCCTTGCAGAATTGAAGACAGCAACGTATTCGCACCCTCAAGAGTAAAGTTGTCCAAGTCCCTTGCCGTCCGCAACGCTCTTGCCTGCTTATTCAACGCCTCGCGCATCCTATGCAACTTAACCATTTGCCCACGCAGTGCCGCCTCCACGCCCTCCGGGACAACGCCGGGAATCTGACCGGCGCGGACCTCTGCGAGCGTTCGCTGTGCCAGACTTACGTCTTCAAAGGCGCGATAATGTGCCGCCTCTGCCGATGGCAGGTCGTCAAGCAGAAGATTATACGTTGCCTTAAACACGTCTTCCGGCCCGCCCATCAGCAAGGCCGTGCGAAGCCGTGGATTCAACGACTCATACTCCATGCCCGTAGGCAGTAAACTGTGCTCAGCCTCTCTGTCCAATCCATCCAATGAAGCCTTCAACAACCCCGTATTGTACGTTTCTTCTACAGTTTTTAGACGTGACGCCATTGCCTTACCTCGTGTCCCTTGATTCACAAGGAGATCACGCTGGAACTGCTTTCCGTTATAACCTTCAGGTCTACCTACATTTAGATACTTATCAAAGCGTTGCAGGACTTCTGCCAAGGCGGTATCTGATGTCACTGGACCCCCGAATAGACGATTCCACGCAGCGCTGAAAAACTCCAGCAGACTCTGCTTTATCGTCTTCTCCATCTTCGTATTCTTCAACACTGCGAGCATCTCAGGCGAGCCGAACGTCTGCGCGAGCAACTCGTCCGTATTCAACGTCCCATAGATAACCTCTTTCCATTCATCTGCAAGTTTACCTGCGGTCCGCCTCCAGTCTTCGAGCATGGCATTGCCGTCCCAAGAAGGGCCACGTTTAACTTTACCTTGTTGAACAAAGTCATTCAGTGTAACTTTAGCTAAAGTTTTCCAGTCTCCTTGCTCGATTAGTTTAATAATACTTTGAGGCACGCCATCACGTTGTGCGCGGTGTAACAAGTCCTTTTGAATTCCAGTTACTTCTTCTACATTAGGCTTCTCTCGGTTAAGATAAAGTAAAGCATTTTCACTTTCCTGCCGAAGATAACCTAAAGCATTGTTAAACTTTTGCCCTAGTTGATTAACGTTTAACGCTTTCCACTTATTCCCTCCCGTCAGTCTTTCATAATGCCCTTCCTTTCGTGCCCGTGCGATCAACTCCCGAACCTTCTTCGGTAGGAACTCACTCTTCTCCACCATACCCCGCACCGTCTCCAGCGTCTTCTCCAATTCAATGGCCCTTACATCGCCGGAGGCGACACGGCTTTTCAACTCCCGTGCGGTATCGTGAGTGAACTCATGGACAAGCCGCAGGCTCCAGGTAAACGCATCCTCGGCGTTTTGTGGTAGATCAGGCGCATTGATACGTGGGCGAACGCCCTGATCGTTGGTGAAATACCATCCGCCTTGTGGGTCCCATTCGGGATGCTCGCTGTGCGTAAACGCAGTTCCGTCTATGTCGGGCCGGGCTTTGAGCATGGCACGGACTAACTCCCCCATGTGTTCAGCATTCCAACGCTTTGCATTCGCAGCAAACCATTCAAGCCCGTTACGCAAGCCACGCACCGGATCGAGCAGACCCATTTGGGCTACAGTCACAGGGTCGAAGGGAACTTTAGAACGGACGAGGAAGTTGGCCCGCCGTCCGGTGACGTCATACATGTGCATACTGAACGTGCCTAGATCACGTGCCTCAGCACTCGTCAGCTTCGTACCTTTTTGAGCTTTTTCGATCAACGTCTTCGCTTCACGTAGCAAGCCTATAGCTTCTGCCACATCCCCATCCGTTGCCAATCGTGCCAACGCTTGGGGATTTTTTGCGACCTCGTCTCGGAGAGACATGAGGTTTTTTAGACGTTCCTGTGGCGTAGCGTCCAGCCCTTCGGGTGGAAGATCACTGTCGTGCAGAACCGTCGAGCCTTCTGTCGGCACGTCGCCTTGTTCGTGCGACATGTCGGTCTGCATTTCACCAAGCGTGGTCCGGCCAATGATGGGCTTGTCCAAAGACACCACTTGCGTGCGCTTGGCAATGTGATAACCTCGGCCCTTGCCGCTGTCGCGAGGCTCCCAAGCTTCGTGGTCGTCAGGATTTTTTGCTTTATACTCAGCCAACCACTCCGCCGCTTCACTGGCACTTTTGAACCCACCGACACGTGCGCCGTTTTTCCCCTCCATTGCAGTCCATTGGGCTTGGTCGGACGTCACCTTGTTCGGCCCAACGCTCCCGGCTTTCGCTGCAAGGTCTTGGGCTTCTTTAGTGTATATTGCCAAGCGCGCCAGCGCCGCGTCCTGCTCCGCGGTGTTAACCTGCGAATGCAGCGAACCGACCTTCAACACCACAGCCTGTGCGTCACGCACCTGCTCTGCTGCGTTTTTGAGCTTGGCGACGATGTCGGAGACTACGACGGGATCGGTCGCGTCGACGGTTTCTCGGGTTTGGGAGTCGGCGAGCGTGGAGTGGGCAACGTCGATTTGGGTGGCAAGACGTTCAACATCGGGTGTTTGCGCAGGTGGCGCCTCTACTCCCACACTCTCCAACGCGGCCTTCACATGGGGCTGTATTGCAAAGTCCTGCACAATGTCACCTACAGGTGTGCCAAGATCAAATACGTCAGCTTGTGGATCAGGCAACCCTTGTTCCGCGGGGTGTAGATAAGGCTGGTCTAAACCAGTTTCTCTCACGGCTTGACGTTGCCGCGCTTCTGCAAGTTGCAAATCAGTTTGTGCAGGAAGTTCTGGACCTTTAGGTCCGGGCCGTTCAATCCCGAACGTCGCTGGACGCACATTTCCGTGCTCCGTCTCAAACGTAGCTACGCCCGTGACCGGATCAATCGTCGGCTCCACGCCATTCACAAATACCGTGCCGTGCTCGGGTAGCCGCACCGCATCACCTTCTACACTCTCAACCTTCAACCGCCATCCACCATCACCATTCGGCACTGCATAGCCGGACAACTTCGTCCGTGGCAACGGAACCTCCGTCGTCTTCGCCACCTCCACAGCCTTCGGCTGCGTAATCCCAAGCACCACGGCATTGAACTTCGCGGCTAGCGTCTCTGCATCAGCCCCGCTGTCCACCAATGCCCGATACTCTTCCATCCCCTGTGCCATGTTTGTCTGCGTCGCCGCATCCATGCTAACGTCCGGCACATACGGCGCTGGTGGTCTTCTCCACTTGAATGGGCTTGACAAAGCTCTCGGCCTGTGATCGTGTGATGCGCGGGGTTTTGATCGCCTGCACCGCATCGACCGCAGTGAACGGCAGTTGGCCGAGCAGGAATTCTGCACTGAACGGATTGAATGCCTGACCTGGATTCAACGTCTGTTCCTGTGCATACTGCGCGCCGATCTGCAACGCAGCCTGGCCGGTTTGAGAGCCGAGGAATTGTCCAGCGATCTGGCCGGGAGACGTCGGCAACGTCCCACGGAACGCTTGTCCGACTTCGCCGAGACCGGCGGCTGCGCCTGTTTGTGTGATTTCTCCGGCCAACGGCTGTGCTCCGAATGCACGTGCACCTAAGGCTCCGGCGAAACGTCCAGCATAGGGCATTGCAGCACCGGCAACGCCTGAGATAGTCGCGGCTTTGGCCGAGCCGGTGTCGGCGTAGGTTTGACCACCGAACATGGCGCCTGTGGCACCTGCGGCCAGCGCCAGTCCGTAGCCTTGGCCAGCGCCGGGTACGAGCAAGGGAACGGTTTGTAAAACTCCGCGCGGCAGACCTTCGCCGACGCTACGCCCGGCCTCGGCGTGGCCAAATGCCGCACCTACACCCTCACCTATCGAGCCTGTGACTGCACCGATAGGCACAGCCCCACCGGGTCCAAGAGTCTGGTCGACGCGCGTGCTGAATCGAGTCCATGGACCATCACGCAAGCCCTCCGAAAACGCTTGAGTCTGCGTGGCATCGTTTAATGCCTGAGCATACTCGGGCAGCGTGCCTTTGAAACCAAAGGCTTTGGAGCGGTCGTAACGTTCGAGGACCTGACGATAGGTGAGGGGCATTAAAACGTATATTGGATTTTACATGAAAGCAAACTGGGCGCCGGACTTTTTAGGACGCATAAGTTTGGACGAGCCGGTGCCGTAAGCACCGGTGAGTTTACGTTGTTGGTTGATTGGATCACCAACTGTTTGCATGTCGAATGTAGGAGCCGGAGGTTGTGCTGGCGGCAAAGGAGATGCCATACCGCCTTGCAGTTGCAGTCCAGTCTGGCCTAAACGGTTGCCTCCGAGCACATCGGTTTCACGCTGTGCACGTGCATTGCCTCCGAGAAAAAACCCATTGTCAAAGGGGTTACCGGCTTCTTTGCCTGTGGTCGGGTCGATGATGCCACCGGACATTCCACGATGCACAGGCGTCAGCGCCTCGCGCTGCATGGCTGCACGTCCGGTTTGCTGTTGCTGCTGTGCTTGCAGCATTTTGATGATAAGACTCAGCATGTCATTGCCCTGGACCTGCGGCTGAGGCCGAGGACGGGATGAGATTGAGTTGTAAGGAGTCGACATGTTTGAGGATACGATAGCGGCCATATTTATTCAGTAGGTGTGAGGTTAAACTGACGCCGGACAGCGTTAGAGCCTCCGGATTTTGGTAGACGGTTAAAGCGATTCTTTGATCCAACGCCTTGCATTAGCCAATCGTACGGAGGAGCGATAAGATCGTTGGTAAGCTTGTTAGTAAAGTCCATAGGAGCACCAAGAATATCTGCAAGTCCTTGAAGCAGGAAAGGAGAGTCAGACGTGCCTGAAACCTGCGTCTGTCCTTGCAAAGCAGGATCACTGCCATCAGGATTTAGGCCGTTTGCAATACGATTTTGGATAACACGCTTTTGAGTTTCCTGCACTTGTGTTTTAATGTTTCCCCCCAAATCACCACCTTGATGAATTAAGGCTTGGTCAGGCGCGGTGATTTGCACACCGGGATTCATAGCACCTACAGTCTGCGCTTGAATCAATGCCCGACGCGCTTCGTTTTGCTGATACTCCTGGTTAGCAAGAGTATCAGCCCAATTCGCTTGCGCTTGACCTATAGTGTTTTGATTCTGCAAATGTTGGAGTTGTGGTTGGAGTAATTGTTGTTCGCGTGCGTCTCGGCTTTGTGCCATTCTAGTTGCATTGGAATTAGAGTCAATGTTAGAAACATTTGCAAGTTGTTTCATTTTGAACTCTTCGGGAGCAATGCTGTTTGCATAACGCTGCGCTTCCACTCCACCTTGCAACGCTTGGAGTTGTACAGGGTCGAATTGCTGTGCTCGGTCCAGACCATACTGTGCCTGCTGGTTTGCTAACTCTGCAGCCTGCATTCGCACAGGGTCCATTTGCTGTGCCTGTTGCAGACCGTAAAGCTGACTGACTTGCGCCAGCATTGCTTGTTGTTGCTGTTGATCGGCCTGCTGTTGTTGTAGATCGTTTTGTTGTAACTGTTGAAGCTGCGCGAGCTTACGATCACGCGCAGTCATTCGAGCTTGTGGATATTGTGGCATGTGAGATGTTGAGGTTAAGCTGCACGGAAAATGCGATGGAGACGGCCGCCGGCGCTCCCGTGCCGAAGCGGATCGGCAAGTTGGTCGCCGTTGGCGGTGTCCCATGTGGGGTTGCCGTCTTCGTCCTCATACGGCCACCATTCGATCGGCGTGATGGTGATTGGACCGCCTGCCCAGAACGATCCCGGAAAATTAACCACTGTATCAGGATCATCATAAAGCGTGATAGTAAAGTCCGACACACCGGGATCGAACACGAGAGAGATTGCTGTCGGATCGGTGTAGTCCGAGTCGCTGTCCGCGTGGAGATAGATGAAGGTGTCAGGCGTCGAGACGCCAAGACGGAAGTATGACGACACAATCCCTGTGAACAACGTTGTAGGATTTTCTGTCCACTGCCCTTCTCCGTCCATTCCAAACACTACAGTTCCGGGTGCACCTCCATTAACGGACTCTGTAGCGGTCTCCATCACGGTGGCGCGGAAATTACATAAAAGATCAGCTTCGTCGGCATATGCAGAAACAGGCGCTTGCACATCTGCACCAGCGTAGAAATCCAACGTTCCTGCCAACAACACAGATGATGTTGTTGCCGCTCCGTCATACCATGTAATGTCGGTGACAACTTCCAATCTCCACTTTCGCACCCGCTTCACGATCTCGTTGAATCGCTCTTCGTCATTGTCCACTGCAAACCACGAGCCTGACGCTACGTTTCCATCGGACAAGAATGGCAGATGAGCGAACCCATCACTCATACGCGTAGAAGTTGACGTCGGTCGCGGTGCCTGCGACGCAAACTTTGATTACTAGAATACCGCGACTTCCAGCAGGGTCTGTTCCCTGGCCACGCACGCCTTGAGGCACTGGCTGCGCAAACGGCGCGATCTGCAAACTCGACGAGCTGACGCCAATCTGTGGCAGAGGCTTCGCCGGGGGCAATGGCACTTGCGCTCGCGCGACAAGCGCAGCCTGCGCCAGTTGTTCCAACCGTTGTGGAGCATTGCGGATGTCGGTGTTGGATTTCCCCGACAATTCCCGCATGGCACTTTCAAGTTTCGTCGTGTCTTTCATTATGCGAATTGTGAAGCGTTGATAACGGTTGCGTGGACAAAGCTGACACCTTCTTCAACGAAAGAGGATTGAACGTCGACCAGATAAAGCCCGGACGTAGGAATTGCCGTCACGTTCGTTGCAGGCAGGGACGTGGGATAGATGTTGGCCTCTGCTGTTGCGTTTTGTGTGCCGGGGGAATTGTTTATTCCTTGCAGCGTGCCAGTCAACAATCCAGTCACAGTCGCCTGCCGAATCTTTGCTGCCACTGTCACGGACGCGGTCTTCGACAACGTATTGGGGCTGAACGTGATCAACGCATGAATCGTTGGCGGAATTGTCACAATCTGATTGGACAGCCCGGCTTCAACCGCACTCCCTTCGTTCAGCTTTCCTGTGATGGTTCCTTGACCGTAGTAGTTCGTCGGGTCATTTCCCGGAATGAATTCATACGCATAGGAACTCAACGTCGCTCCATCCCCCGAGAATGTCAAATACTGCTTCGCCCGACAATTTGCACGAAGCGACACTTGCTGCCCTTTCAACACTACTGTATGGGCCACTGGACGGAAGATCGGCCACGCTAACACGCTCGCGTTGAAATACGCAGCTCCACCGAGCTTCGTCAAAAGGTCCTCTTCGGTGAAATTCCCCACCATGTAGAAGAACGCGTTTGTGCACTTCACCCGCTGCGGCGTTTGCTTGATCTCGGGTTGAATGCTCGGCATCACAGACGCACCGGCTTGCGCCTGCGACGTCGCGTCGGAATTGTATGTGCCGGAGTTTCCTGTCACTTTCACCAACGGCTCATCGTTCGTGTCCGATCCCGCCTGCTCCGAAAAGTTGAACGTCACCGTCACTCCGGTCAACATATCCGGCACCTGATCGGCCAGCATGTTGTGGTATCCAGCGATCAGCCGTGGCGTGACTGCAAGATATGCTGCGCTCGCGTCCGTGAACACCCGCACCAACGCATCTTGTGCCTGGCCGGGTATGATCTCAGTCGCTGCTTGTCCAGCAATCGCCGTAGCTGATTGCCGGTCCATACGGGTTTCCGTGAACTGTTTGACCACGCTTGTCCGCGAGTCATATTGCTGTCCGGGCAACGTGGCCCCATTATGCGGTATAGGCATTAGCGTGAACGTGTAATATTGCCATCGACACTATAGGAATCCCAGACAACCAAATCCTTCCAAGCCTGTTCTTTCGCTTGCTCAGGCGGACTCAGCACACCTTCTTGCCTTGGCACAAAGCGTTGAAAGATATAGTTCATCTGACACACAATCGCCCACTGCATGTATTCAAAGCCGTGTTCGATTAAGAAATCCGAAGCCGTCGTTTCATTCAACGAATCCGCAGTATACGTCCCCAACCAAGCAAAGCCTTCGATGGTGACGGTCAGAGGTTCCGGCGCAACTGTATCCAGTGGATAAATAAAGAGTGATCCAGCCCGCTGAATTATACTTGCCTGAGAGCCTTGGGACAACACCTGCGCGTCACTCGGGTAACGGTCTGAAAAGGAGTAGTAGTCTTGTAGTTCGGTTTCGTAACGATCCCGCTCGATTGGGATGTCGGCTCGGGTGAAATCGACCGGATATTGAAAGCCGTTCGTGCGTGTAACAGTGAGGGCCACAACTTCCCGAATGCCGTTGTATGTAGACAGGTCCGATGCCGTCACCGTTGCTGTGCCGGTGTTAGAACCCTGGGCGGTGTAAGAACCGGTTGGAGTCAAAGAGCTTGCACCGACTAAAGCCCATGAGTTAGTCGTCGACGTTGTGGAGTCTGTAATAATCCAGTCATCGCCATCATAGTAGAGATAAAAGGTCGTGCCCGTGCTGCGGGCGTAAAGGGGAAACCCGAAGGCGTAGCCGGTTTGGGTGTATGTGCCAGTGGCGGCAGGGCTTAAAGTTCCTGTAACAACCGCACTGCGTGGCACATCGCCCGAGATTACAGCGTCGCTTAAAGCCCCTCCTGTCTCACCGTCAATGTCTAACGTCGCCGTAATCCGGCAGTGTTCAAAATCATGCCGTAGTTCGGCTTGTTTGCGCACATTATTGGCTGCGATAAGGAACAAGTTCGTGCCAGAGACAGTAAAGTCAGCCACGCCTACATTCAAAATCGCCGCACACGCGGATTGCAAGTTAGATAGAGTCATTGACGGTGAGGTAAGGAAGGTCCGTTAAGGACGGTTACTCGCGGCCTTTAGCACCGGGTTCACCCCATGAAGGGTGGGAGGTCACGCGCTCTTTGTTGTCGTTGGCCTCGTTGTAGTCGACGGACTCGTTGGCGTTACCATCAAGCATCTTGGTTTGATCCACATGCTTTGGCTCGCCGATGAAGTTAGGGTTGCGTAGGTCTGGAACTTTCATTTGTTTTGGTCTTTCTTGTTTACTGCGGTTATTCTTTGCCCCGCACGATTACACGTGTGGCGGCTGCGGTGTCAGCGGGGGTAACTCCCGCCGAAATATCATACATAACAAGCAGAGTCCGGTCATAACTTGGACCTGCCCCGAATAAGTTATTCGTTGCAACACGTGCATTTTGTGCTTCTTCGACTGTTGTCAATCCAAAACACGCTGCTGCGATGGTGTTTGTAGCACCTCCGTAGCCGGATGGAATGGTAACGTCGAGACATTTGAGACTGCGACCCGCGCTATAATCCACCCAGATTTCGTTGAACACGAAACCCGCGGCGACAGCTGCGGCATTAGTGGTAAGTGCAGCCATATTAGCCCGCGACAGCCGCGTTCTTGATCAGCATGTGGGATTCAGGGAACAGGACTTGACATCCTGCTTCGCCGATCCATTCGTCTTTGCGTCCGTCACGGTCGGTTTCTTGACGGCCCATGAGGAACTGGGTGTCAGAGCCGCTAAGCGGACGGTACATGATGTTGCCCATGTCGATAAACAAGCCCCAGTCTTCCCAGTCTGGGTTCATGTCCATGAGAGGATGGACTTTGAACGACACGGTGCCACGAAGCGTTTCGATCTGATGAACCATGAACGAAGCCGTTTTCGTCTTATTCTCCATGAGCACGGTCTTCACCATCTGACGCTCGTAGAGTCGGTTGATGACTTCGAGGAATTTGCCACCGCAGATACAGAGCTTCTCGTAGGCTTTGTCATTGGTCACACGGAAGAGCCGTGAGATGTAGGTGTCGAGGTCTGCTTTGGTAAGCGTGCCGGCAACGTCGATGATGCGCTTGTCTGTGTCGCTGTTCGCGGTGACCGCGGCTGCGCCAGTCCCGCCACGATAGACGGAGTTTGCCGCTTCCCACTGTTCAAGGTGGTAGATGATGCCGCCGGTTTTCGTCTCGGGCATGGACTCACCCGTGTCCGGGTCGGTCACGTTGACCGTATGCTTCTGACCGAAGATGAACGCTTTCTCCATTTCGATCATGTAGCGCAGACCATTTTCGAAGCGGAGCGTCTTCAACGGTCCGGACTTGTCATACGTCAACCCCTGCTTCAAAGCCGTGCGCGAGATGCTATACGCAGCTTTGAAGATTTGGGTGTAGTTGGTCGGCTCGATCGGTGCAACGGTGATCCCGGTGCCAGAACGCCCACCTTCTTGGTTGGCGGTGCCGACGATGTTGACAGACTTCGAGACGTTGTCAGTGGTGCCGTTCTCCAAAGTTGCGACCGTGGTATATGGACGGAACTTGAGATAACCTGCGGTGCCAGTCAGCGCGATAACTTCCGTTACCGTGCCTTTGATCGTATTCGAAGTCGACGTATTCGAAATGATCTCTTCGAGTTGGATGACATGCGTGGCTTTGAACTGCGTGATGTCCTGCACTTGAACACGGTATTCCGTGTTCGCAGTCAACGTGGCTTGGTCGGCAAAGGCCGAGCCGTCAGCATTGCTGAATGGTGCAGTGCCAGTCGCGACGGTCAACGTCCGCTGCGTCGGAAAACGCCGCTCGAATTGACCGAATTCAACTTTGTCGGTCTCCTCAGATGGGAGATAGGACAGAAGCCCCATGAGGGGAGTCTTGCCCGAAGGGTACTGCCAGAAGATTTTCCGGCGTGAACGAAGCGAGAGGTTGCCCGATTCGTTTAGAGTAGAGAACATGCCAAAGGCCATGAGATTATGTTAGATTATGCTGCATAGAGTGACAAGAGGCTGAATGGCTTAATCGTCACTGAGGAAATCCTCAGTGGCGTCACCACGCTGGCTTATGCCCGCGGGTTTGCCTCCTCCTGCCCCACCCGTTCCGCCGGCGCTAGTGCGCGGGAGGCGTGGTGTTGCTCCAGGTTTTTGTTTGGTTGCTGCTCCAAGCACAAAAGTCGGATTAACCGTCTTAATATACTTGGCGGCCCGTTCAGCAAGGGCCTTGAAATAGGTTTTTTGATCTGCGAAGTTATCGTCGGCGAGCTCTTTTGCACAGAGTGAGATAATCTTGTCGTACGTATACGCGCCTGTCTCGTCCTGCGCTGCAAGCTCCGGAAAGTCTTTGTTGAAGGAAGCCCGGATACGCTCGGCTTTCGCTTCGCTAATGAACTCCCGGTCGGGCTGGAGTTCATCGCGGAGTTTCTTCAAGTCTTCTTGATACAGACGTTGTGCGCCGACAACAGCCTGCCGAACCAGGTTCTTCTGAACCTCCGCAAACCGCTGCTGCGCTGCTTCGACGAGCTTCGGGTCGGCGTCTTCGGGCAGATTGAAGAACTCATGAATGAACTTCGGGTTCGTTTTCGTCGGCTTCCAGACACCCCAATATTCGTCAATCTCGTCCTGCGTGGGCTGGCGTGCAGGCGTGGTCTGTGGCTGCACCGCAGGTTTCAATGTCGTCGCAAGCTCAGCCAGCGCCGCTTTCCACTCTTCGGGCTTGGCGTCTGTGGTCTGCTTGGGCTGTACAGGAATGCTCGGGTCTTGCAACCCAGTTTCATCGTCAAGATGACTTAGATCGTTTTCTTCGGCGTCAACATTAGGATCGTCAACAAGTTCTTCGGGCATATTATAGTGCGTTTATTTGTTCGTTTAACTCTTCCCGTTTCTGTTGGACTTTGATGCCGGGCAAACGTAACGCACGAAGCGCGCCCACTGCACCCCAATGGGCGAAGAAAGACTCAATGTCTTTGGGCAGTTCACAGATCAAACGAATCGCACGGCTTTCCTCTTCGGCAAGCTGTATGAAGACGCTTTGAGTCAGTGGCGTATCAAGCCACTGGTCAATGGCTTTGATGTCGTTTTCGAGTTTAGCTTTTAAGGCGTCGCTGTCCATTAGGGCAAGGAAGCTGTGGCATCAGCCGGATCAGGCAGCACCGAAAGATTCGGCGCTTGTGCTGGTGGCGGCTGTGCCTGTGTTGGGGAGGGCAGCAACGGTGGCGTCACACCCCTCAAAATGTATATTTGATTGAAAAGCTCGCGCAACTGCTCTGGTCCGTAGCCGAGCACCGCAGCCATTTGTGGGTTCGCGGCGATTTCCATGAAAATTTCTTGTAGGCTCTGTGCAAGGAAGGCTTTTTCCGACGGGTTCGTGCCGTCGAAGACAAAGAAGTCTTCGGACATTGCGATCGCTACAGGGTCAGCTTTGAACATCTCGAAGACTTCTTCGGTCGTGTAGTTTACAGTCATCGGCATTCCGGTCATCGGATCGACCATAGGCATGCCGGTCATTGGGTCTACTGGCGGCGCTGCATTAGGGTTCACCGGCCACGTGCGTTTACCCATGACACGAGAGAACGTCTCAAAGTCCATCTCCTGACGGTTGTTCGCGATGAGTTGTTTGCCTAGACACTCGAAGGCGGTGTCCCATTGCGCCGCAAGGCCGACTTTACCGCGCGCAGACGCACCTTGCGCGACCACGCGGTCCTGGGTGGCCGAGCGACGTCCTTGGGAGTATTGTCCTTGCATTTGCCCGGACAATCCCGTAATGCTTTCCAGCAGGTCTTTAATGCCCGCAGAATCCGCGACGATATTGTTTGTGATGTCAACGGTAGTGAATTGTTTAATGCCTTTGTCGACGCCCAGAAACGCTCCATCTTTCCGCATTCTGATATACGGACTCCGGCTTTCCAAAGTCTTCATGTCGATGATGGCCGGGTCGACGATGTATTTGCTCTCGTTCGCGTTCTTAAGCGAAGTGATATGTGCGTTCCATTTGTATGTATTTAACCCGGCAAGCTGCTCGCAGACTTCAGCAAGGCTTTCGTTGACGCACTGATGCTGGTCGGGTGAGTATTGCCCCATGAAGTATGGGTATTTGCCGTGGAGATAATACGCTTCTTCAAAACGAATGATGGTTTTGTCGTTCGCGAGCTCACAGTGAAAACGGATCGGGAAGGGTTCTTTGCCCATTGTCTTGCCTTCGCCGTATTTGAAGTCTTTGGGGATGATCTCCATGTCCATTTCAGTGCGGAGCACTGGACCGGACTGCATCATCGTGCCCTTTTCACCCCAAGAGTCTTCAGTGTCCGGGCTACGGATGACGGGCATGTCGTCGATGCGAGAAGTGCCTTTACGCGCTTTATACTCCGTTTCCTGCATCTTTGGGATTTTGTCCAGGTTGAAGTAGGCGTCTCCCATGCCTCGCAACGCGGACATGGAGATCATGTCTTCAGACCCGCAGAATTCACCGTCTTGATAGCGGGTGAGGGGTAGACGTGTGTCGGGTAGGAAGCGGTATGGGGAGATTGGATAGATTTTGTTGCCGACGAAGACCGGGATTTGCGTATATGCTGAGGTGGTTTGGGTGACGGACTGCCCGAACGGCCCTTCAACCTCCGTTTCGTTTTGGATACGCATGTAGCGGTAGTCTTCGTGATAGCAGACCTTGCCGACGCCGATGCTGAAACGTCCAATGTCGAGGAAGAATTGCACCAAAAAGGCATTCCAGGTGTTACGGCGCAGATCACGTTCGAGTAAAAGCTCCAAAGGCTCTTTTAACGGCATGTCTTCCGTGCCCGTCGCTTCGAGTTCGAAGAACCTGCGGTTTTGCGTGATTGTGGTGACATTGAACGCCACAAACGTCATGATCTGCGCGAACGTCAGCGGGATGTTCAGCTTCTTCGGCTTGCCTTCACGTTCGGCGTTGCGGTCTTCTTTGTCGATCTTACGACGCGAGCGGAAGATGGCGTCGTTTTCGTCCCATTGGGGGTAGTTTGTGGACATCTCCCGGCGTGAGATTTTGCCTAAGCTGCACACATGCTGCACCATAGCTTGGTGCTCAGGTGATTTCGGGTCTTTTAACGCTTCGATGAAGTCTTGGAGTGCCATTTAGTTTGAACGGTAACGTTTTGCGAATGCCAGCTTACGTGCACGAAGCTCTACGCTTTCGCGTTCATCCCACGCGGGCAGGGCAATGAAGTCGGAGTTAAAGTCAGTGTAGCCGTGCTCGGTGTAGTCAGAGTCCTTCACAGGTTCGACATATTGAAGCCCTTGCAGGCAAAGCCGGTAGAGGTTCTCCATCATGTCGTCGTTTTCTTTGACGGGTTTGTTTTGATCTCCGTCCCAGATGAACCCACGGGAGATTTCGAAAAGTGTACGCTTGAGCGCGGGGTTGAAGACTAGCACCGGATTACCGTGCTTGTCACGGGCTTTGAGGTTCGCTTTTACGGCCCGAATGCCGTTGACTGGGTCTTTGGTCGCGGGCATGACGGCTAGGCCGAGCCGTCGGTATTCGTCCATTGCCGTGGTCTCGGTCAGTTTATTTGGCGTAGACGCAAGTGGGTCGACGTATCCCGGCAAAGGCACGTGCCCGTTAAGCACACGGCGAATCTCACGCACCTCTTCTTCAAGGAGCATTGGTTGCCAGAGTTCGGCGTAGACGTATGTGATACCCTGCGGCGACGTAGCCAGAAAAAGCACCGCATCATTCTTCCGAAAATGGTAGTCGATCGCATAACGGATGCAGTAGTTGGCTGGTGGATGATCCCAGGACGTCCAGCCGGGCGGCGGGCCGGGGAGTTTATGCACATTGGGCTGGAATTCCTTGTATACGATGCCCGCATATGCAAGTGGTATACCATTGCGTCGAGCTTCACGCTCATCGTCGGACAAGTCCTGCATGAAGCGCTCGATGTCTTCGGGCTTGTTGTGCGGATTGTCGTCCATCTTCCCCATCATCCACCATGTGGATTTTTCGGTGTCACCGAGTCCGACGAGATCGTCACGCATTTGATCGTCTGCGTCTGGGATAAACTTCGCATCAATCCACGGTTCGGAGAGTGGTGTGCAGGTGAACCAGGCACGGCCGCCGCGATCGACAAGGCCACGTGCCATGGCTTTCCACATTCCCTGCGGGATTGGCTCGTCGATATGGATCCAATCCCAGGACGAGGACTCTTGTCCGAGCGGGTTTTGCTTGTAGGAGACTACGGTGTCGAGGGCGATGGTGCTCCAGCCGCCGGATTTGTGCTTGACTTTGATCAAGTCGATCTTACCGGAGTGATTCCGGGTCATGTCACCGAGACAGTCTTTTGGGATGTATTTGATCAGCTTGCCTTTTTGTTCACCTTCAAGCTCGGTGAAGACTTCTTTGGTTTTGTCCCAGTCTGTGGTGACGATCAGGCCTTTGGTCGGGTGCGTAGGGATTCCAAGAGTGCGCAACGGGTCGCCTTCTGCAATCCACGGGCGATAGCCCAAAGCAAAGGCAATGTCTTCTGCTGCTCCCATTTCAGACTTGCCAAATCGGTTGCCGGTTCGTGCGTAGCGATGGTGGAAAGACGCGTTTGAGAAGAACAGTTTTTGTTTTTCATGTGGCACGAAGAAGAAAATCTCGTTCGCTTTCTTCACTTCCAGACGTTTCTTCTCCAGCGCCAGCTCACGCCGGGCTAAGAGGAGGTCAGTTGGAAGAGTGGAGGTCATTAAATGGTGAAACGGATGCGAGTTTTGATCTGGGAAAGTTTACGGGTTTTGGCAAATACGCCACCGCCTTCACGGGAGCCTGCGCGATCGGTGTTGCCTTCGATGGTATCTACGACTTGCGTGTCGCGAAAGACGTTGGATACTGCAATGCCCACGTGGGAGAACTTGAAAATCACGATATCGCCTGCCTTGATGTCATTGCCAGGGTTGCGTTTCGTATTTGTGCTGCTGTCCTGACGTAAGCTCCAGTTTTCTAAATCCCACGCTCCGGCGGTAGTGGGACGTTTGAATGTGTAAGCGCGACTTTGATCGGCCTCCCCTATACCCATTGCCTCGCGCACAACCCAATCGACAAAAGCCGCACACCAAGCCCACGATTCCTCCGATGGTAAGTTCGTCGCGGCCTTATATTGGTTTACACGCGGGCCACAGTTGGTTCCATTGACTTCTACCACCCCAACCTCGCCCTTGGCAATTTTGACGATGTATTGCGCGAGTTTCATTAACGAGACTGCGGCAACGGTCCTGTGCCGTAATTGTATCCGTGCTGCGGCGTCCACTGTTGCGGTGCAGCGGCGTGATCTTGCGTACGGGCGTAGGCGTCGCTCACGACACCCACGCCGAGCGCGAAGCCTTTGCTGTCGAAGGAGCCGTCTGAGGCGCATCCGCCGAGGGCGAGAGCGACGAGGATAAGGAGCGGTTTCATTCGACGCGATGTTTGGCCTCTTTGGTGAGCGGCTTGGTGCCGCCCGTCTCATTGAAGCCCTTAGCAAACATGACGAGGATGGGAAGCGCCAAAGTCCGCACGGCGTAGCACGTCTCGACAATCCACTTCTTCATCGTCTCGTCCATCCAGTCGATTAACCACGGATAGGACAGGATGACAGTTGCGACGATGACGGTGAGTGCGGCTTGCCCGAAACGGCTCTTGGCCCGCGCAGCGATGGACTCGATGATGTTCATGGTGTGTTTACGGTTGTGCTTTCTTTACAGTATCCCAATCAGGAAGTCGCAAAGGGGGATTGCCCATGTTAAATAGGATGGTTACCCAGCGGTAGTCGGTGGCGGTGAAGCGGTCCTGTAGGCGAAGGTCTAAGGCCGCGTCCACAGACTTCCGCCACGCAGCCCACTCGACGATACGCGCCGTTGTGGTAACATGCTCTTCGGCAAGTTGATTTCGCAACGCGGCTAATTCAGACTCGATTCGATTGGTAGAGTTGTGGATGTTTGTCGCCCAGGCGCCGGCGCCGAACGTGACCATAATAACAATGACAATTTGAGAGCCCGCAAAGCGTTGCAGGCTTTGTAGGGTTGTTTGGATACTTCCTTTTTCTTCGTCGCTCATGGTTTGGCTTTTGGTGTTGATGCTTTCGCTTCCAACGCCGCACGCTCCACTGCGAGCTTGGCCTGTTCGGCTTGCAACTCCACATCCCGCGCCGCGATCTCGGCTAGACGCTTTTCCTTTTCCGGCGTCTTAGCGCTTTCAAGTTCGGCAGAGGCTTCCGCGAACTTCTCAGCGTCGCCCTGCTCGAACGCCGCTTTCAGCTTCTCGGCCACGGCCAGTTTCGCTCTAGCTGCCGCTTCAATCTTCACCCGCTCGGCTTCTTTCGCCGAGCTTTCCGCCTTCAGTTTCGCGATCAGCGCCACGACGGCGGACTGCACTTCGCCCGGCGTCACGACGCCATTTTTGATCGCGTCCGGGATAGCTCCGATGTCCACGCCATCGAGCGTCACGCGGGCCGATTCGGTGACCGTCACGACGCCCGAAAAAGCCGTCACGGTGGAGAGGATGAGGAGGAGGAGGATGCGTTTCATAAAAAGGATCAGTGTTTCCAAACATCGGCGCGGAATGTGCCCGAGGCCGGGTCTTCCCCGGTCGCGGCGGTTTTGCAGCGAATCGTCACTGTATCCGCCGACGAGACCCATGCGGTGAAAGAGGAAGTCGCCGTCGTGCTCCCATGCGGCACTCCGATCACCACACTGTCGCCGAGCGCCGCGCCAGTCACCGTGATGGTCTTATCCTCCAGCGTCAGCGCCGTGAGATCATAATTGAGTGTCGCCGTCGCGCTGAGATGTTTCGAGATCGCCGTTCCGCTGCCGATGGTGGTTGATCCTCCGGCGATCAGATTGTTGAGGGTTAAATTTCCAGTGCTCGCCGTGCCTGCCGAATCAGTGAGCGTCACGTTGCCGTCGCTGGCCATCGTGAGCCTCATCCCCGTCGTGGTTCCTCCGAGCTTCAACGCCGAAAGTTCCTGACCTCCGTTGTAGTTGATCTTTGCGATCTTCGTCCCGCCGTCGCCGTAGTCGATGAATGCGGCGTTTCGGAAATACTGACCTTGCACCAGGCCGCTGGAAACGATCGAGGTTCCGGCGTAAACACTGCCTCCTCCGATCCCGACGCTTGTCGCGGTCGTGCCAAACGCCGTCGCGACAACAAACCCGCCCGTGATGGACGAAGCTGCGTTCGTCGAGTCGAGAATGCCGAGCGTGTGTGCGCGCGTTGCGCTCCCCCCTGTTACTGTAGGAGGGCCTGCAATCGTGGTATTGAATAAATCCGTGATGACGCCGGAAGTATTGGAGACGGCGGGCACACCGATATAATTCGCCTGCACGCGCGTTTGAGCGCCGGAGTTGATAGTATATGTCGTCGCGGGAACAAGCAGCGCGAATGCCCCAGTGGCAGACGCGGCCCCGTAGCTGTAAGCCGTGCCTCCAACGCTTAATCCGTTTGCAATAGTTCCCGCCCCACTCGCCGCCAGCGTGGTGAAGCTGCCGGGCAGCGTGCCGCCTGCAAGCCGCGCATCCGTCACGATATTGCTCCCTTCAATCGCCACCACTCCCGCAGAGGCGCGAGAAAGCGTGGTATCGGTTGCATTACCAAGCTCGATAGTTCCGGTTGTAGTCAGCCCCGTGTTTAAGACCACCCTCCCAACGCCCTTGGTCGTTAGGTTAATGTCCACGTCGGGATCTGTTCCGAGCGATTGAAGAGTAACGCCGCCACCCGTCGCGCCGTTAAGCATTCGGAAGTAATTCACCGGCGAAACGGTAACTTCCGGTATTTCTAAGACCTTCTGCGCCAATCCCGCCCCGTCGTAAATGGTAACGCCCTCAAACGTCGCCGCCGATGCGTTATTGAACAGCAATGCACCCGTCCCATTTTCGTCGCTAACCAGCGTCCGCATCTGCGCGCTTGTCGTGCTCGTGATTGCCGTTATCGGAATCCCCGTCAGGCTCGCCCCGCTGCCGCTCAAGCTGGTCGCTGCGAGCGTGCCGGTGATCGTGGTAGCGCCGCCACTCGGCGCGATGGTGAGGGCGCCGCCGCTGCTCACGGTGAACGGCGCGTAGTTGCTGTCGTCGTAGCTGAGCCGCAGTTGCTCCGTCGTGCTCGTCGGGTTCAACCGCGCGAGCGGGGCGGCGTTGCCGAAGCCGATGTTGCCGCTGAAGTCGATGAAGAGGATATTGCCGACGGCCGGGGCGGGTCCGTCCTTGCGAATGACGAGGCCGGAGTTGGCCTGCGCACCGATCATCCATTGCTCGGTGTTCCCGTCGCCGTAGAGCCAGAGATACGTGCCGTAGCCCGTCTTGCCGTTGGTGAAAAACGAGTAGTTGTTTTTCCCCGTCATGTTCGTCGAAACCTCGAACGCGGCCTGATCGCGAATGTCGGGGCTCTTCAGCGTAGAGCCGTAGGTGTCGTCCAGCAGCACGGAGAGCGGCTGGTAAAAGCTCGTCGAACCCCATCCGCCGCGATTCATCGTGCCGGCGGTGCCGCTATAAGTCGCGCCCGTGATCGCCACCGGCGTCACTGCCGAGGTGCCGAGATTAAACGTCGTCGCCGAAAGCACCGTCTTGACCTTGTAAGCCGTCGTCGTGTCGATCCCGCTGGCGGTGCCCGGTAGCGCGGTGAAATAGAAACGCAGACCCTCGCGTAGATAGTTCGGCGTAAACGCCGGGCTGGAAATGGTGACGATGCTGCCAGCTCCATTCGCGACTACGCTCGTGACACTCGCCGTCGCGCTCGGCGCGATGCCGCCGACCATCAGCCGCTCGCTATTCGCGGTGCCAAAATAGAACTCCGTCTGCAGTGAACCCGACGTCGGATTCAGGTAGTTATTTTCCAGCGTCAGCCCCCAGCCGGGCTTCGTGGAAACGATCGGCACCAAGCCCGCATCCGTGCTCTCGATGTTGTGCCCGAGCGTGAGAAACGTGTGATCGATCTGTGGCGAGATGGTATTCGTACCGATGGACAGATAGAAGGTGTCGTAGTCGTTTGTCAGCGACAGCTTCACCTCATTCGCCGCGTCGATCGTTGGCACGCCTGTGAAAAGCGAAGTCCCGGCGAAGCTGTTATTGCCCGTGAAGGCATTAGCGTCAGCCAACACCGCGTCTCCGGTGCCACTACCTCCAAACCCATTCACCGTTTTGAACGTCGCCAGCTCCCCCGCGGTCAGTTGCAACGCCAACGTGCTGTTGTTTACCTTTAATGCACCCTGGCCGTAGACGGCCACGCTTAAAGCAAGCAGTGCGATAGCTGTGGATAAAACACGTTTCATTAGTTGATCAAAGTAAAATAAAACTGCCGTGTTGCACTGTAGTCCGTGGCTCG